ATCCAAGGGAACAAACATGAACTCATTCTGTATATGAATATACCATTTTCAGAGTTCCATTTTATAATAGTTTTAAGATCTTCTAGATTTTTAAGAGCTAGATCTGCTGCATAATCTTTTCCTTTATTTAAGAAAGTTTTCTTAATCATACCTCTGTTGGTAGAAATTCCTTTCTCTGAGAGGTTCATATTGATACAAGCGTATCCTAAATTTAGACTCATAAATTAAATTTTTCGTTAATACTTTTTGTTATATTTTCTATTCCATTTGATATGTACCACACACCTTTTATTTTCAAATAAGAAACTTCTGAAAACTTATGGTCATGAGTTAGCTGTCGTTGTTGATGATTTCCACAACCTGCACCTCCGCCAAGTTTTTCTGTAATTCTCCACACTCCTGGCCAACCGTCAGAATCTCTTCCTTTGTTTTTAGTTCTTTCATCAGGTTCTCCGACCAAAAATTTTACATTTGTTGTAGACCAATAAATGCTCTGTTCAATTTTAGGATCGAGCACGCAAACTGAAATACCCTTGTATCCAAACTCATCAGCTATTTTGACTAACTCTTTATCGATAGGCTTGAGCAAATTGGTTTCAAATACTTTTATCATGATTGTAAATTATAATGTAACATAAAATCTTCGATTATGTCACTTGTTGTCATTCCTGGGCTTTCTTTTAGAAAATCTTCTAGGATATGAGTCATTTTATTCTTTTCAGCAATTTTATAAGCTTCTTCAAGAGACATTCTTTCCTGTTCAATAACTTCCGAATCAGGATTATAATACAGATCAGGATCGTAAGAAATAAACTGGATTCTAGCAATATCTTTACAGTGATTATCTCTAACAAAATTAACTGCATCTCTAAACATTGCCGCAACTTTTTCTTCCGTTCTCCTGTAATTTTCTGGTGTTGAATTAGTTCGAACAATAACTTTTAGACCTTTACTAGATGGTGTAGTGAATGCTGCATGAACCCATGGAAGTTTTTTGACTTCTTGTTTAAGGTCGGATGGATTTTCTACATGATCAATATCTAAACAGATAATGCCATTATAGTATTCTAAACCTTTGATAGACCTATGGGTAAATGAACCAGTGGGAGTGAAACAAGGAAGCCAGTCCTTGTGCTTAATGTCATTGTGACATTTTAAAACTCTATCTTTCCATTTATCGGATTTGATGTCGTTTAATACTTTTTCTAAAGTAGTTTGTTCTTTTGGCGAGGTGAATCTTAACCCTCGGAAAACTGTTACAGGTATGTCCATAATATTCCTTTTTTACAAATTTAACAAAAAAGGAATGATATTTATAATGCCTGACAATTATCCTATGCCTTCAATAGCTTCGATTTTTTTAGAAAAATCTTCGTAATCTGTTAAACCTTCCCAGCTTCCTTTGGCTAAAACTAGATATGCTCTATCATTTATTTCTCTCCAACCTAGTATCTGAAAAACTGTTCCGCTTCTGAAACATTTTTCATGTATAGTGACCTCTTCTGTCAATATCACAGAATTTGGAGATTTTTTTATATCTTGGAATCTTTTTATTAATGGGAAGATGCTAGTCATAGAAAGAAAATAGAAATGGTTTATTTAGATTTGTTTTCTAATACAGCTTTAGAAAAACTTTCATAAGACAAAAATTTAGACTCTGCAAAAAGAGCAGGAGATGATACCACTCTAGCTTTATCATCATCTACACTAGGTTTAGAAACTCTTTTGATTCTACTACCTTCTACTTTATAGTCTTTTCCTTTCTTGTCTTTAATGATAACAAATACACCATCTCCAAGTTCATTCTTCTCAATACGTTGAACAGTTCCCATGATTTCACCATGTTTCATGTCTGCTATAACGTCTGTTCCAACTTTTAAATTATCTAAATAATCATTGACTTGATTATCTCTACCGGTACTAGGGTTTTGCTGCATATCATCCGTAGCAGGCACTATTTTTATAGTGAACGCTGGATTGATTAGTCCCCTGCCGGGTAAATTTCTACCTGTACTTTTCGCTAGAATTGGCATATAAACATTATTTGTCTATATATCTACCTCTTTTTTCTATTTTTCTTCGATCCTCCGTGTGCAGGAAAAGAAGGCTTTAAAGTTTTTTTCTGAGGGCTTATAATACCAGTAGCATGAGTTATCGGAAAGTATTGCTCATTGTTTAATACTCTTTGCATAGCTTCTTGTGGTAAATAATCTGGACCTAGTTCAAGAAGTTGTTGTCTCATCATCCAATAGCATCTAGAGCCTTCTTCTATCCTATTAGTATAAAAACATGAAAGAGAATGTAATTCTAACATTTCAAAGTCATACAATGCAGTATCTAAGAAAAGAACTCTATGAGGATAAGGATTATTTTTGTTGTATTTTAATCCGTACAAAGAGAATACGTACGCATTTTCCCAGTCATTGAGTCTATGGTACATCTGAATTAAATTCTTAATAGCTTCTCCTCTTGCAGGGTCGGACGAATTTGCTTCTTGGTATAAAATAGTACACTCATTCTTACTTTTACCGATAATTTCAGATAATTTTGCAACCATTAATTTAGATATGAAAGTTTCTTCATAAAAACCTTCTGTCATTTCAGCTCTTTTCTTGTACCATTCTATAGATGTCGGGTATTCTTGTGCATCTCTGTAAGATTGTGCTGTGTAAAATACCCATCTAGGATCATTAGTTTTTTCAGCATGTGCTTGTAATATTTTAGCATGACCTAGGTATTTCTCTATGATATTTCCCCAAGAACTACCTTCAGCTCTAACTACTACGCTTAAACCTTTTGCTAGACCACCGATAGTCTCTTCTTTTGACGATAACAACTCATGAATAGGACCTTCCCAGTAGAAATTCATACCTGTTTTCCAGATATTTTTTCTAGTGTAATTTACTTTTCCGTAAATAGTTTCAATGGATATTGAATGAAACTCTTGCTTCAACATTTCTTCTTTATTGAAAGAGCTGTTAATGATAAGCTCTTCATCGGCATCTATCCACATTCCATAATCTACATGTTTTTCTATTTCATTCAATGATTGATTTCTAGCATAAGAAAAATCATCTATCCAGTCTATTTGTAAAAGTTTACCAGGTATACCCTTCTCTTCAAAAAACTTCTGTATTATTTCTTGCGTACCATCTGTTGAGCCAGTGTCTGCAATAACCCAATAATCAATTATTGGGACTACTGAATTTAGTAATCTAAGAATGACATGAGATTCATTCTTAACTATCATGCTTAACCCTAAAGTTTTACTCATTTTTATGTGTTTATAAGCTAATAGCACCAAAACTGATAAGTTCTAGTTTTTGCATAAAAAAAGGATGCTTTTAAAAGCATCCTTTTTGATGTTATTTTTTCCTTTCTTTTATCTTATCTCTAAGCTTAGCCGCTTCTTCGTATCTTTCATTCTTGATAGCATCCTCTAATTTATTTTCTAGGATTTGAACGGCGTCATTTTCTCCGTTATCTATTACGAAAGTCTCTTCTAATGAAAATATAGCTTCTAACCTTGCTGACGATAGTCCTTCTCTTGAAGCTCTTTCTTCATCTGTCCAAAAAATCAACCAATTCCCATAATCTAAACTTTTAGTGTTTTTACTAATAGCGAATTTTAATAAAGCTCTCAGTTCCTCTTTAAGTTCAGCTATAGTTGGAAATCTCTCTGTTATATGGCCATCTTTTTCTTCGAATTGCCATTTAATTTTAAAGACTTGATGAAAGTATTTTATTCTGTTCCAATTGATAGATTTAACTACTTCCTGGATCATCTTCTCATAGTTAGCTTTCATGATTTCAAGTTTTTTTTGTTTTTTGAAGCGTCCTCTGTTCTTTCTATATATCTTGAAATTAATTAGTTCAAGATAAAAAAACACTTTTTAGAAAACTTGATAAGGTCTAAACGCTAATCTGTTTCCAAAAAGCCTAAGTACTCCTGTGCCTGAAGTTTGCTCGATAAAACGTGGAACTATTTCATAAGTAACACCTTCTATAAAGTCTGAAACGTCCATAGTAACATAACCTGAATAATTTAATCCACCTGACACGATAGATATTGCTGATAATGAGCCACCTGAAGCTGTGCAAGATAAGACTGCTCCAGATCCATAGTTGTCAATTAAAGTAATAGGAACAGGCCCATTTGAATATCCTGAACCTGCTGATGCGATCTCTGCAGTAGTTATTACACCTTTAGAATTAGTAGCTATTCTTATTCTACCTCCAGCGCCATCACCGCCTATTTCTGCTTTAGTAGAACTGTAAGGAGTGATTTTAACGTCACCATTTCCACTTGAACCTATACATGTAAATGAAAGTATAGGACAAATGTTATCAGCGGCTGTGTAGTCTGTTGCAGAAGCGCCTTTTGCTACATCTATTGGAACTATCTGAGTTGCAGTTATATTTGCCATCTTTTTTTTGTTTATTTAATTATTTACCTATAAGGGTAGTAATGTTAACTCCAGTGCTTTGAGGATTACGGAGGTATAAACCTTGTGTATAGTTATTCTCGGCGCCTGTGTGGACTAACATTTTACCCATGACTTTCCATCCTAAGATGGGAACTATATTTTCCGTATAAAAACCTACATTAATCTTTTCCTTCAAATTTGATCCATCTGCAGCAACAGAACCTTGCATAACTTTTAAATTATATGGTGAAGCTTTAGTTAATGGATCATCAGGCATGAAAGTTAAAACTTTACCAGTCAAATCTGAAGACCACGAGCCAGATACAATATTTGAGCTTCCTTCCAATCCTTCTGATATTACAGTATTAGAGTAAAAATCAGAAGAAGACAACGTTGTCATATCTTTAGAAAAAAGGAAATAAAACGGCTGGTGATTAGCGTAAAGTTGACTAGAATCTACATTAGTAGAATTTAAAACTTGACTCCACTGTCCAGGTGTTCCTATTTTTGTAGACAGTGGTGTGTTATTAGGATTCAATGGAACAGATAAAAGAATATTGGTCAATTTATCATCTTCAGGTACTATAGAAAAATTTCCAGTTCCTGTGAATATTCTATACAGTCCTTTCTCAGGATCTTGAGATCCAAAATAAATTGTCTCAGATGCAGAATTAGATAAATTATCTACTATTAGATCTTTTACTCCTGAACCTAAATAAGAAAATGATAAAGAATTCTCACTAGACCAAGTATCTGTATCTACATTATAAATAGAGTAAGCATCATCATGACCAAAATATATCTTTCTTTCTCCTGCAATATCAGCAGATCTAGAAGACATGTAATAATTAGATCCTGGTCCTGAAGCGCCTGCTGCAATAGTAGAAGCAGTACCTCCCATATAAGGAACTATCACTAGTCCACCGGTAGTACCAGCATAGACATTACCATTATATACTTCTATGCATCTTACAATATCTGGTGCAGACCAGCCTGGGGTAGAAGAATTAAAAACACTCCATTGGTTAGTAGAATACTCATAAGCGTAAACACCTCCATTTGTTGCAGCAAAAATGATTAAATTCTCATAAGCTAGATCTAGAATTTGATTATGATGTAAAGCTGCTGTATTATAAATGTTGAAATTTTTCCAAGTATTAGCATTAGTATCGTATAAAGATAGACCGTTATCAGTTCCTATAGCTAATTGTCCAGGAGCATACATTTCTAATGAAATAACGTTATTCGAAAGAATTTCTGAATTTTGTGTATTCCATATTTTAGAAAAACCTTCAGTTTCAGAGAATTTAGAAAGACCATTATCAGATCCTACCCATAAAGAATTGTATGAATCTACAAATAATGTATTGATATAATCAGAAGGAGAGTTACTGTTTAAAGTATTCCACAACTTCATATCATTATTATCCCATTTAAGTAAACCTCCATCTGTTGCAACCCACAGAGAGCCTGATGCACCAGTAGCATTGACATATCCACCCCATGAAAACTCTAATTTATTTATGGCTGAGATATCAAATGAAGTTTCACCTGAAGGACCCAATGAAGGTTTATCATAAAGTTGACCTTTTTCAATGTCATCAATAAATGACCATTCCATAAATTCCGTAGTAGAACTTGTTACAGTAGCTCCACTGCAAAGTGAAGATGATACCGAAGAAGTTCCATATGTCGGTAAAAGGCCTAAAAATTTAACTTTTTCATCTGTATCTAATCCTGCTAAGTCTAATTTATACACGGGATAAGGTACATTAACTACGCTTCCAGGTATTGAAATGTTAGTTCTAGCAGCATTCTGTACAGGAATAAACAAAGGCAACATAGAAATTTGAATCTCTGTTGAAGCACCGTTTACGACAGATAAGTTATCTCTTGAGAACACTATCGATCTAATAGCATTGGGATTCGGAGGACATTTTGATACTAATCTACTGTCAAAATTAGTTAAGCCACAAGGCTGATTAGGAACTGCCACTGTATAGAATTTTTTTTAATATCTTGCAGGGTGCAATCTTCTACGATCACCCTTTATATGTATTTGATCGTCTTCAGGTTTTTTCTCAACTTCTTCCGATTCTTCTGTGATTTCTGTTTCTTCAAGAATTTCAGGTTCACTTATCTCATCTTTCACAGTTTCAGATTCACCTAAATCTTCTTGTTCAGTTTCATTGGCGTCAGTGATATCTTCTTTGACAGTATCTTCATCCAGAAGATTATCATCCAATACTGGAACGATAGGTGAAATTGGTTCTATAGGATCTTTAGTTTCTACTAGATCTTCTCCAGACTGTAAGTTTTCATTGAACTTAATGTAAAAATGAAGAGCTATTAAAGACATGAAAGGTAAAGTCCCTCCTTGTATAAGAGCTAATAATCTTTTATGATCTGTCGGTGTCCAATCTTCAAACCAAGGTTGTAACAATTCTACCCAACTTGTAAACTGATAACCACCAACATTAATATCCTGAAATGTGAAAAATACATTTCCGACTATTTGGATCAAAGTTACCAAACAGAATAAAAGCCAAATAGAGCCTTTCTTTATTTTAATACTAGCAGCAGACACTGAAGCTAAAGCGAAAACTTCTACTGCAACAGAAAGATAAATTGCCCACGAAAAAGGGTTTCCTAAATCGTACCAACTGATAACATGAGATATAGACATCACTACTACCGACAGAATCGGTAGTAAAAATGAATTCTTAATAACAGTTGCTCTTTCAATATTTCTTAATCTTGAAAGAATTTTTTTCATAACATAAATTAATTTTAATCAAGAAACTTATCTACTAAGTTCTTGTATCTTTGGCTTTACAAAATTAGTATGTAAATCCATTAGTTGTTCTCCTCTATCTTTATTTGATATCCAGAGATCGTATTCTTGGTGAATCTTTAGTTTTTCTTTTCTTAAAGTTTCTTTAAAATTTACAGTAACGTTTTTTAAACTGTCTACTTGAGAAACTAGTACAATATTTTGTTTTTCAATTCTTCTTAAACGTCTTCCTTTATTACAAGACCCTATATATGCAAATATCAAAAGTACTGATAATATTTTGACAGCATGTGTCTTAATAAATTCTATTAAAGGTTTCATTTTTTCCATATAGTGTTTTTCCTGCTTATAAAACAAAAGAGCCTCTCTTCTAAGAAAGAGGCTCTTTTATCTTTCTTAGTTATTGTTTTCGTTATTGTTCTCGATAGAAGAATCTGGTTCAATACCTTCACGTCTAGAAGCTACTACGAATTCCTGATTTCTGATCTTATCATTATCAGCTTTAACTCTTTCCATACCTCCTGTCATAGCTTTCAGTACACGGATATAGTCATCTACTGTTTCGAAAGTAGTAGTGTTAGTATTTTTTCCGTTACCTTCAACTTTGCTCAAGTAGTAATAAATAGCTTCAATTGGCATAGCACCAATGTAAAGTTTTCCAGTCTTTAGAGCATCTTTAAGCTCTTTCTCAATCTCAACTACTCCTAGACACTCTGTAAATTTCCAAGTCGCATCATTTTTGTTAAAATCATTAAGTAATTTAATGTCTGATTTGTTTAAATCTATTAAATACTTTTTGTTAGCTAACTCTTCTCTAAGAGCGTTTAATTCATTTTCCGCTTTGATTAGCGATTCTCTTTGAAAATCATTTAATGATTTTTCGTTGTTTGCTGTCGCAGGTGTTTCCATTTTATGTTGTTTTTATGTTTACTATATATCTAGAGCAAGATAGTCTTCAAATGGTTTTGTGTCCCACATAGAATGATATGAATCACAAAGGCTTATGAACTCTTTTTTCTTCTCTTCCATTTCTTCTCCTAGAACTTCTATACATTGTATTCCATCCGTATGAGATATCCAAACTTCTCCTCTATGAACAGGTTTCTGATACATTTCTTCAAAAGCTATAGCGTAAGCAGCAACTTGACATTTGTACTTATCTATAGTTTCTTCGTCTCTAGGTGTTGATGCACTTTTAAAATCTGTTATCACGATATAATCATCGATATCAAGAAAACCAAAATCAGTTGTACCAGCAAAAAGAAATCTTTCTGAATGTAAAAATTTCTCTGTAAATATAACTTTTTTGATTTTATCGAAAAGGCCTGAGTGATAAACGTTATAGAATAAAGATCTTCCCACGTCTACACGATCTTTATCCATTTCATGTAAAAGGGCATCTGTACTTTTACGTTGTGTATATAATAAACATGAATCAGAATCCCCTTTCTGTTTCATACATATCATATAATTTTCCAAAAATAAGTGCATAGCTGTACCTCTTTTAGCGGCTCTCTCCGATATCTTTTGAAGATCTTCTTTTCCAATTTTTTCTTCAAGCTCAGCTAAATGACTAGAATGTTTAAGTGATAACACTGAAGTCACTGATGGTAAGAATAATGCTTTTTGATTTTCACATAACAGAGCATATGCTCTGCCACTAGGCGTATCAATTCTCTGTAAGATCTTTTTCTTTTTTCCCATTAAATGATATTTTTTAGATAATTTAAAGCTAATGCAGTAATAACTAGCAAAACAATTCTCCAAAAAAACCATTTCAAGGTAGTTTCTCTGAATAGAGGAGAGTATACTACTAAATAAGATCTAGAATTTTCAATTTTTTCTATGCTAGGAAAAATTATTTCATGAACACCTAGATCAGTCAAGTACTCATTTATAGGCTTCATTCTTTCCATAGCTAACCAATTTTTCACCATCTCTTCTTCACCAGCTTCTTCTTCTCTTAGAGATATTACAGTATAGATTCTACCGAACCAATTTTTTCTAAGTTTGTAAGTCTGCCATCTAGAATCAGGAGCATTAGATTCTTTACTCAAAACTCTTCTTAAGAAAAAATAGTTTTTTATTTCTCTGAAAATTTTCTTTGTCCTGTTCATGTTGTTTATATGAGTAATTGATGTTTAGTTCTCTTCTGAATTCTCTTCTTTTTTCTCGTAATTTAGGATACTTCTCCAAGCATTAAAAGCTGGTAACAGAACTACAATTCCTAAAACCCCAAAAAGCATTGTTTCTATAGTCAGAGGTTTAGTGTACATTTCAGTCAATAACATTGAACCTTTGACTACTATATAAATAGTTATTAACGTAGTGGCGATATCAATTATCATTTTTTTAATTTTTTCCATTTTCTATTTCATTTTTTTTGGGATGATTCTTTAAAAAGTCTTTAAATATTTCTAACAGTTGTTCTTTAGATTCCCATTTGAAATCATTTTCTAGCAACCTTTTCCAACCACAGGCTGATATCCAGCAATCACATACTAGACATTCTCCATTATGGTCTAAATTACAAGGGGTATGTGAATCAATTCTCATTTAAAGAATTTTCCTTCTCTGATTTCTTCAACGTAATCTTTTCCTTCTCTTGTATATTCTATCACTAGAGCTTTTGATCTACCATAACATGGGTCTCCTCCTAATCTATTTGAAGCTTTTACTTCAAATCTTTCAGAATAAATTTTAGAAGCTTTTTCAGTCACATCTATCCAATCCATACCAGAACCATACTTGGCTTTAGTTATTACCAGATCGATAACAGTAGGTTTTTCTTGTTTTTTAGATTTTTTCTTATCATCATCCAATAATTGAAGTATAGTAACACCTAAAATGTTGATAGTTTTACTACAACCTCCTTTAATCTTTTTCTCTATCCAGAGATTTTTGATTATTTTTTTTGCTGAATGTATTCTACTACGAATAGTGTTAATTTTCAAGCCTCTCTTCTCTGCGATATCCTTGTATTTCATTTTTTCTACAATTCTATCTTCAATAATTTCTTTGTAATGAGCAGGAAGATTTTTTATCTCTTGTAAAACTTCAGAGTATAATGAATCAGACTGGATAGTTTCTTCATCACCGAAAAATTCATAATCATCTTCCATTTTCCAATCATCGTCATTGACAGCTTTAATTGGAATTTTATTGTCTACCATACTATCTAGAGAGTATAGAGAATTCTGCCTTCTGATTTCCATAAGACATTCATTTTGGCAAATTTTGTATATCCATGTACTAAAATTCCATTGAGAATCGTACTTGTCCGCATAAACATACGCCTTCGATAAAGTGATGGCTAATATTTCATCGACAACCTCTGGGTCTTGATGGTATTTTTGGATGAATTTTTTGAGCCCAGGCTTCAGTCTATTATGAAGCAGGGTAAAAGATTTTTCACAACGGCTATCTACGAAATCAAGCGCAAGCTGTTGCAACGATTTTTGTTGTTGTATCATATTCTGTCTGTCTTTTCTTTTTCTGTCTAATTTAAGATAACAAAATCTTAAATAAAAAAGAAACATCGTACAGAAAAAATTCTTTTAAAGAATTTCGATGACCGCATAAGAAATAAAGATTAAAATCGATATTAAACGTAGTGTTTGTAGCTACACTCAAGATGACAGAATCTTTAAAGATTTCTGCTCTATCGTTAGCACATATAGGTTTTTTAATTAATTGCCCGTTCACTTCTAAACTTTCCTTGCTGCTGTCTTCCATACTGAAGATCTTTTTTATAGAAATAATATGGCAGCCAGAAAAAAGTTCTGATCAGATCTCATCAGCAAACTTCCATTTAATACTAGGAGAAAATTTTTGTTTAGTTTTATCTTTTTTCTTCCCATGTAATGAGTCAAACTGCGCTTTAAACATAAAGAAACCTTTATCATTGGCAGCTGGTTGCACAACATACTCAGGTGCTTTGTATTTCTCAGTATCTTTTTCAAATAGTTTAAAATCTATCAATTTCATAAATCTATTAATTTTTACGGAGTTGGATCAACTGATATTTTTTTCTTACTGTTTGCAAATGTATTTAATGCATCTACAAATGCAGCTGATATCTGACTCGTCGTTAATTGTTGTTGAACAGGTGGTTGGTGAATAGTTTGTTGATGATGGACTACTTTATTTTGAGTTTTATCAGATTTCTCATCAGTCTTTTTCTCCTCAGCCCCTCCTCCATTCGATACAACTACTTGTGGTGATGGTGCCATTTCTTTAACTAGTTTCTTTAAAGCTTCCACAAGGCCATCAAATGCTTCACCAATGGATTCTTTAATCTGTTCTCCTAGTGTATCTGGTGACTTCGAAAGTATCGCCAGTGACTTCATCAATGAATCAGTTACCTTTAAATTTTCAACATTAAAAGTATTAACGTGCTCTTTTAAAGTACCCATAGATTTAGCAAAAAGATCAAATCTGTAATGGCTTTGATTTTTAACGAGATTTGAAAATGAAGTTTCAAATCTAGCAAACTTATCTAAGTTAGTAGAAAATTTCTCGAATGCTGGAGTAAACAAGTTGAAAGATTTAGAAGTCTTAGATAAACTATCTGCAAATTCTCCTAATCCTTTACCAGTTTTAGACAATTTTTCTAAAACATTTGCAAATTTATCTAGAGACTTAGTTTTTTCATCGTCTATCTGTAAATCTTTTGTGTCAGTGATAAATTGTTTTAGAGCAGGACCTAGATCTCCTATAACACTTTTCTTTTTCTTGTTATCTTCTACCATTAATTTTTGGAAAGTTTCGGCTATCTTTCCTATAGTTTGAGCTAAAGGCTTAGCTTTATCTGCAATCTCATTAGCTTTTTCTATTTGATCGATATCAAGACCTTGAAAAACTTTAGGTATCATAGTTAATACGTTTTTGATCGTAGTTTCGATCTTAACCATATCAAACGGACGATATTCTTTTATTTTACCTTTTTCATTGTATATTGGGATTCCTCTTTCTATTTCTCCAAATGCTAAGATACCTCCTGCGATATCACTTAATACTTTACCAATTCCTGACACGGCTTGTATACCTTCTTTGACGCCATTTTGAGATACAAATCCATCTGCTCCGTACTTAGCTCCTATATTAGAAAATATTTTAGCTAAAGACATTAATAAACCTTCTTTTCCGGAAACTTTACCATTAACACTCATATCTCCTACTAAGATATTCTGTATTTTTGGTATAACATCTAATAAATTAACTGATTGATAAATTAATTTAGATGGATTTTTAGGGTCTGGAACTTGTACAGGAAAAGTTTCAAAGTTTGCAAATTTGATAACAGCACCAACCACAGATTCAAGCTCTTTACCTAAACCTGATATAGCATCTATACCTTTTCTAACAGGACTCTCTGAGCCTGAAGTAAACCATCCACCTTCAGTGCCTCCATATCTTTCTCCAATTTTAGCGAACATATCCGCAAGAGATAATATAAGACCTCCGCCGGCTATGCTACCATCACCTAATAATGTTTTTTGCATTTTAGGGATAACTTCACTTAAATTGACAGATTTATAAACTAATTTAGAAGGATCATTAGCGTCCGGTATCTGAATAGGAAATGATTCAAAGTTAGCAAACTTGACTATAGCTCCAACTAGGGATTGTAATTCATTTCCTAATCCAGAGATTGCATCTATACCTTTTCTAACTGGGCTAGGGTCATCTGCAGTAAACCATCCACCTTCTTTTCCTCCGTATCTGCGTCCTATTTCAGCAAATACATCAGCTAAAGCAAATATTAAACCTCCACTTCCAACTTCTCCACCACCTAATAAAGTATCCTTTATCTTAGGAATAACATCCCAAAGGTTTACAGATTGATAAACTAATTTAGAAGGATCTTTAGGATCTGGTACTTTAATAGGAAATGCATCAAAATTAGCGAATGCAACTATACTACCTGCAATTTCTTGTAAAACTCCACCTAGACCACTTATAGCATCTATACCTTTTCTAACAGGGCTAGGATCATTAGGTTTAAACCAGCCACCATCGGAACCTCCGTATAAATTACCGATATCCGCAAAGACGTTAGCCAACGCGGTCAACATCGGCGGCAAGAAAGTTTGAATATTAGGGATAACTTGGCCGAATATATCTACTGTACTATATATGAGCTTAGAAGGATCTTTAGGATTTGGTGCAAGTACAGGAAAAGCTGTAAAATCTGAAAAAGCAACTATACCGCCTGCAATCTGTTTCAAAGCTTCACCTAATCCAGAAACGGTTCTCATACCTCTAGATACTGGATCTGCACCTACAATACCAGCTAAGAAACCTAAAACTCCTCCAGAATACTTATTACCTATATTAGCAAAAGCTTCCGCCATTACTGGAATTAATCCTTTTTCAGAAAACAAATCTTCTACAAACCTTGACATGTCAGGTATCTTTGCCAAAGCTTCTGCTGCCATGTATAAACCTCCACCTAAAACTAATAAAGAGGCTCCCATGCCTATGGAGCTAGAAATACCTAGTAAAGTCCAAGGTTCAGTTAAGAATGTCCAACCTACTCCTGCCATAGCAGTAGCTATTGATTGCAGAACTCCTAATCCTTTGATAGTTTCTCCATCTTTTCCCTCTATTAAAAGACCTTGAGAATTTAATACCGATAAAGCTCCTCCGAATGCTAGTATGCCTGCTCCTGCGAATGCCAATGAAGTGCCCATGAGAGCTAAAGAAGCTGTACCTAATGATATAGGTACAATTAAAAGACCCATTTCAGATATAGCCCATCCAATTCCTGTAATAATGCCTGAAAATTTATCTCCTAGTGTATCTACATCTGAACCTACAGCCATTGTAGCTAATTTAACAGCTCCAGCAAAAACAGCAAGTCCTATTGAATATACTAATAAAGTAGTCCCAATCAAAGTCATTGCAACTGAACCTAGTATGACAAGAGGTGACATTAGACCTATAGTACTATAAGCTAAACCTAATCCTAAAATAATTCCGCCGGCTATTTTACCAGCTTCTGAAAGATCATCAAAAATAGTTTGTATCAGTTTAATAGCTCCAGCAAATACCATAATACCTGCTGAGAATATAACTAAAGACACTCCCATTAGAGCTATTGCGCCTGCTCCTAAAATTATAGGCGCTGAAAGTGCTCCTATTATAGAGAATGCTAATCCTAATCCTATAATGATACTTCCGGCTATTTTACCAGCTTCTGTTAGATCATCAAACATAGTCTGCAATAATCTAATTGCGACACCAAATACTAGTATCCCAATACTAAAAGAGAATAGGGCTCCTCCTATTGCAGTGACAGCGGCAGCTCCAGGGATAATAGCACCTGACATACTACCCACAACAGCAAAAGCTAATCCTATCCCCAGTATGATTCCACCTGCGACTTTACCAGCTTGTGATAGATCATCAAATATAAATTGTAAAAGCTTAATAGCTACCCCATAAGCTAATACACCTATACTGAATGTTAATAAAGCAACTCCTATTTCGGCTAAAGCAAAAGCTCCTGGTATTATTGATCCAGACATTAGACCTAACAAACCTACTGCAGTTCCTAGAGCAGCAATAGTAAACGCTCCTAATATAACAGTTTCAAAATCAAAAAGTTTGATAGCTAAACCAAAGATAGCTAAACCAACTGAGAATAAACCTAACGCAACTCCCATTTCAGCTAAAGCAATAGAGCCTCTGGATACCCAGCCTTTACTATCTAGTTTGCCTATTAACCATAAAGCTCCTCCTAGACCAGCAATTACAATTCCACCTAATAAAGCTGTTTCATAATCAAAAAGCTGTAATGCTAATCCAAATATCATTAATCCTCCTGAAAACAAGAATAATGCTATTGACATTCCAATAAGTAGTAATGCGCCTGTTGCTATGTATTTATCGGCTAAACCTAGAATAGCAAATACTAATCCAAATCCAGCTATCATAAGCATACCTTGTAAGATAAGTGCTGGTGTAGATATTATTACAGCTAGCATAAGTGAAGCAAGACCCATGGAAAACGCTAATAACCCTAACCCTATCATTCCAAGAGCTTTAGCACCTTTAGTTATCTGTTTAGATGCTAAACCTATTGCAGTAAAGACTAGAGCAAATGCACTTATAACTGCTACACCTTCGAGAATTTTAGCTGGTCCAATAGCCATTATTGCTAAAGTTAATGCAGCAAGACCCGCAGTCAACCACAGTATCCCTTTACCCATTGTTTTAAAAGCTTTAGCACCGTCTTCTAGTTGTTCAGCTTTAGCTCCTATTCCTACGAAAAGAGCAGCCACACCTCTAGCTACCAGAGCTCCCAAGAGAACTAATGGAGCTGCTAATCCCATTAGAATTAACCCTCCTAGTGCTTTAGTTAGTGATAATAAACCTTCTGCTGTATTTTTGAGAGCTTTTGCTCCCTCTGCTGACTTTTTGCTGTCTAAATCTTTAAACGCATCTTGCATACCTCCAATAAGTCTAGCTAGAAGAGGTTTTTTGCCTTCGAATAATATTTTTGAAGCTAATTTTAACTTCAAAAGTTTCATAGGTGTCATCACTTTTAATAACACGTCAAAAGCATCACCTAATCCTTTTGCAAATTCACCAAAATCTTTCGCTGCAGAACTAGTGACTTTATTAGCCACTTCTACTAATTTCTCAGAAAATACGATTACATCTTCACCTTTCTTTGCGTCAAATGACATAACCGCAACAGAAGCGATAAGAGATTCTAGAGAAGAACCTAATCCTCCTAAAATAGCTCCTGCTTTGCCGACTTTCTTGTCGGCTTTATCGGATTTTTTATCCAATCCAGATTGGATAGCTGATAGGGATTTCTCCATGTTACGAGAAATCCCTATCAGAATATCAAATTGCTTGTCGTTCAAAACTCTAGAAAATCATTTTTCTATATATTCTTTCCTAGAATTAAAAATTCATGTTAGGAAACGAAGGCATGTTTGGCATACTTGGCATGTTCGGTGACATGCTTTTCATTTGCCTTTGCATTTGGCTCATATTGAAACTGTTGTTTCCGCCATTTCCTTCCTTTTTCTTTCTATCTTCTTCTTCTTTTTCAGCTAGCATTTTTAAACTATCCACCAATTCTTCTAATTCATAGAAGGCCATCTTGTCCATTTCAGATGGCTGTAAATGCGAATACTTAAGAAGTGCTGCTCTAAGATCATAAAAGTTTTGAAGAGATATCTGAAACAAGGAAAAGACTTTTGACTCCGCCTCGAAAGTTAAGGGGTGCCTCTACCTCCGTGCCGCACCCTGAACATTCATTTTTTAAATTTGCATTAACTGTCTTTTGCATTTTATCAACAAACCAGTCAACAACTGAAATTTTGTCTAATGACCATGCATAAGAATCTTGAAGAGTTTTATGATAAGAAGCTGAATTTAACAGTCTCCAGTCAGGGAAAACAAACGGCGCCCATCTTAAAAAGGCTTTGTCGTAATCTTCTTTAGTCTGAGCTTTTTCTCTTAAGTATGTTTTAATAAAAGACATCGTACCTAAAGTAGGTAAATAAAGTTTTATTTCTTCTCCGTTTTGTAGTCTCAAATGGAAACAACGTTCTTCTTCAGAAAATCTAGGTTGTAATTCATCAGCTGGAGTATAATAAGATAACATTTCTTTTACGATAGGACGTGTATCTTGTTTACCACAATTTTTACAGTCAAAAGAAACATTTAATGCATTCTCTCCTTTTTTGAATGTATATTCTCTAATAGCAAAAACGATGAAAAATCTATCAATCTCTTTAAGATCTTTAAAATTTCCCATTTGTCTAGGAAATCTTATTTTACAACATTTATCTACTATTCTATTTAAAGCATCATCTAAGCTTAATAAATCCTCTTCATCTATAGTAGACCAGTGACGAATCTCTGCAGCCATAGCAGCTCTAATAGTTATTTCGGTTCCGTCTGGGTAAAAAATACCTTGAGAAGGCAGCGAATCTAGTTTAACTCTAATCCAACCGATATCTTCTATAACTGTTTTCTCTTCTTCGAAAAGATGAACTTTTCCAAGACTTTTTCTTTCAGATTCTTCAGATTCTTCAGGAATTACACTTAGATTTTTTTCTCTCTCTTCGATTAAGCGTCTAGCCTCATCTTGAAAGTCATTCTGATTTTGATCCATTTTTTGTAAGTTTTTTTATTTATCTCTCTCTTTTTAGACTACTGCGAGATAATTATTTTAGATAGTCTTTAAAAGGGTTCTGATAAACAGAAAAGGAGCTCTGAATAGAGCTCCTTTTCGGTAAAAAATTTATAAAAATTATGCAGTAGTATCGTTCCAGTAATCTGCTCTGAACGTGAAACCTGATATTGTATACTTATCCGTTGATGCGTAGTCAAATTCGATAGCGTTGATATTAGTTGTTGGCCATACTACATCAAAAGTGTATCTTCTGAACACATCACCTACACGTGTATAAGCTTCTAAAACCATAGGTCCACCAGCGTAATCTTTCTTCAAACTCATAGCACCTGTCAATGGGTCGAATATTCTGTTACACCAAGCTTTTAAACCTTTATACATATACATAGAGTTGGCATCGTCTAAGTTGACCTCAAAATCTATCGTGATGTCCACAAAAGTTTGATCTAGCTTAGAGTTTGCGTAAGATCTTGTCCACCCTTTGTAAGTTTGTTGCACGCCTGCAGGAGGAGTTTTATCTACATCAAGACCACCAACTTTGATAACTTGTTCCATTAACAATGGAGTAGTCCAGTTTGGAAGACCTTTAGGAGGTTGAATAGTAATCTCAAACAAGTTAAGGTAAACCGGTTCGTACTTCTCCATAGAAGCCTTTGAATTTTTGTAATGTGGTAACTTTGCCATACTATTAAAGTTTTTTATCTTTTTTATTTATCTTTTCAAAAGTTAGTTTTTACTAGATTATGCTATAGTAAATCCTCCTGACGCAATTCCTCCAGTTTTAAGAACAGTTACTCTGTTGATAAATTTCTGTGCTCCTCTTGCAGGTTCTATACCAATGTCTAGGATAGCGAAATTTTGATCGATAATATCTGGAGTGTTATTAGATTCATCCATGATAGTAGCAAAATCGTAAATTCCTCCACCTGATCTTACTCCATCTAAGTAAGCATCTACAATTGATTTAATTTGCAATCTTGTAGAAGCATCGTTGAATTCGAATAAGAAATTAGCTAATACATCTTCTACAGCTTCTTCTACAGTGATTAACAAATCTCTAACGTGTAAATTATTGAATGCTGAAGGAGTTTTCTGGTATGCAGATTGATTACCATGAATCATGAATCCAATTCCTCTTCTGAATACTATCGGGTTCCAACCCATCGGCTCTAAATAATCTCTATCTTTATCAGAGAAATCATATTCTAAACCTACAAGTTTAGGATTTGAAAGAACACCTCGTCTTGGACCTGCTACAATTGAATAAGGTTGTCCGTTGATAAATTTACGGATAAAATTATTTGAAACATCTGCAGCCGGTGGAATACTGAAATTCTTGTTGTTTTCTCTGATCACTAAGAATGGTGCAAAGAAACCTGAGAATTTTGCTCCGTTATCTTCATCAGGTAAAGAATACGTGAATGAAGGTCCAAGTGTTAAGTTACCTCCGTCTGCAATGTATTGAGTCTTAAGTAACGGTTTTGGATCAGTTTGAGATGGTAATTCAGTAAATCTAGGATCAGTGCTTGCCACAAATTGCGAAATTGATGGAGCATTCATGATAGCTAAACATTTCTGTCTTTTCTTAGCAAGTTTAGTTACAATATTTTTTGGATAAGATTGCGTATTCAATCCACCGTTGAAAGTATCTATAATGTATCTAAAAGCTATAATATGTCTACTTGATAAAGCTTCAGGTAAGTTTGAATTAGCTTCATCTAACATACCTAAGATTTTTGCTAGTTGAGAATTTGAACCGTTAGGTAAATGATAGCTAGTAATTTTAAATCCTGGTAAGTAAGTAGGTTGATATCCAGGTGTAGCTTGGTCAACAGATTTATATCTAATGATATCAGATCCATAATTAGCTAGCCTCTGGTTAACATTTATTTCATAGTATCCACTATAAGTACCTGAAGAAATTTTCTTCTTACTTATAACTCTAGTTAAAATATAATCAGATATATTTCCTGAATTTAATGGATCAGCTACTAAATATTGTCCAACTTGTATTTTACTTTCATCTATAGCTGATACATAACAAGTAGTTCTTGTAGTGTTAAAACCTGTTGCAGTAACAGTAGATGCATAATCTCCAACTAAAGAGTAAATTCTTAAATCAGAACCTGTAGAAGATCCTGAAGAATCTTTAATATCAGCAAATGTCCAGCTTCCAGTGTATCCAATAGTTAAAGAAGGATCGATGTAAGCTTTGATAGTAACAGTTTTAACTGCATCAGTGTCAAATCCAAAAGATGCTGATAAATAAAGAGGAGTAGGTCCTGCTATATAAGCTATATCAGAATCAGATAAAATACCGGTATTGAAGTCTACATAAGCTGGAGAGAATTCATATCCTGTATAATAGCTTTGTTGTCCTGATACTACTACATGTTTAAATACGTCAGGTTGTTTAACAACTTTGAATGTTGTAATAGTACTATTGGTATCTATTACATCAAATAAAGATCCTTCATTACCTGAAGTAGCCTCCCAGTAAACTTTAAAGAATGTGTTAATGTATCCAATATTAGTAGCTCCTTCGAATTCAGCATTTGTTGTATCTACTGTAATCTCCGTATCAGATCCTGATGCTGCAACTGATACTACTCTAAAGTAATATCTTAAACCAGTATTTTCTGCAAGAATCCAGTTTCCAGGATTAAGATCTCCAAGAGCTCCTGCACCACTAACTACTATAGTCGAACTAGTTTTTGAAATTACCTGAGCATTTTTTCCGGCAGTAGTCCCTTCAGTCTGTTTATCAGGATGTGAAATTGCTAACTTTAATCTAATATCAGATCCTACTGTAACTTCATTGACAGAAGTTATCGTAGCTAATTTTGTACCTGAAACACCTTCAAATGCTAAAGATGATCCAGATTTAAGAGAAGATAATTCGGCGTATTGTGTTGCGCTGAAAAATTCTTTTCTTAATACTAAGATATTATTGAATTTACCTTCATTACCTGTACCATAGTAACTTGTAAGATAAGCAGCCTTAGATGGTACGTTTCTATAGTAACCATTAGTAGCAGGCAAATAACCAGCTCCTGCTGGTAAATTTGTTGTAGCAGCAGTACCTAAATCGTATTGATAAGTATTATTAGTTAGAGTATGAGTTGATACTCCAGTAAAATCTTCATATTCTTTAGAAGTAAAGTTATAAGAAAGGAAATTAATAGAACTATTAGTTGAATTAATTAATGAGTGACCTATCATATCTACTCTACCCGATATTGCAGTACTAGTAGCATCATAATCATTTAATGCATCTCTATTAAGAGCACAGAAAAGACCTGTAGTAGCTATAGCTGAGTTTATGATAGTATCTATACTATAGTTTACTCCATTGTTATCTACTAAATCGGGAATGATAGATCCTTGAAAAGATCCAAGTCTTGTAATTTGCGCGTTGTTCAAGAAATCATTCAATTTAGATTTGATAATTCCTCTAGTATCAAAATACTGTGAAAAGCTAGGATCTGCGCTTAATGTAGAAAAATCTGTCCAGTTTCCTCCTACTATATCAATACTAACAAAGTAATCAGATATGAAATCGAATTCTTTTATAAATTCTGGAACATTTCCAGGTCCAAACCAATCTCTTGCTGTTACATCAAAACCAGGTAAACTTCCCGTCTTTCTAATTATTACGCTGTAAGGTGTTTGCCCCAAGTTTACAAAATTAAATAACTTCCCTTGGTTAGGTGAAGTTGAAGAGTTTACGTTAGCAAGAAAATATGAAGTATCAGGAAAGTAGAATCTTTCTTTGTTAAAGAAAGAACTGAATAAAACTGATTCTTCAGTACCATTAGCTTCAGTAGAACTTAATGAGAAACTTTTATACTTGACATAATCTGCATTAGCTGTTGTAACGTCGTTATTCAAAGGCATTAAGTTCAATGCGAAACATGGTCCTGTTTCCAAACAAGTGAATAAACTTCTATGGAAAAAAGAACCTTTGTTTTCAAGATCTTTATCTATGTCTCCGAAAATTCTTCTTGCAGTCTTAACATCATTACAGAAAACCGGTGCGTTAATAGGCCCCTTCTTAGAGAAACCTACTACTAATCTTGTTGTCTGAGTATTGATAACAATGCTTTCTGAAGCATCAAATTCTACAGTATATATACCTGATGCTTTAAATTGGCTCAGATCTAATCTTATTTTTGCCATGCTAGAACGTGTTTTTTATTTCTTCTTTTCTTTTACTATATATCTTAAACATTTTCATAATTTCTCATAGAATATTTTTTAAAAATGAAAAAGTATTATCATCTTTATCGATTTCAGCTTCAGCCAGTCTCTTTTGAATAAGATCTTTAGTATCTTCTTCAAGTAAATCGTACATTTCTTCTACTATATCTGAAAATGTATCAGATTGGAACATTGGAACCAAATTCACACATGACATTGCTACATCATCATGACCAGATTGAGAAGAATAAGTTCCTTTGTTATTTATACCAAAATCGTTCATTTCTTCAAAAGTTACTTGCTCGTTTAGGATAATTCTTTTTTCCATTACAAGTTTTCTAAACTCTCTACAAAAGAACATTTTATTATGTTTATGCAGCTTTATGCCTAATGAATAGGTCTTAGTTTTTTCATTATGTCTAGTATGTAAAAAGATGTCTTCGTAATACTCTGCATTTTTTGAAATCTTTTCAATAAAATAATCTCCTTTGAAATTGATCTCTAGAGATACTCTTACATTGTCTGGATTGAAAAACTTAAATATCAAAACTTCTGAGATTTTAGAAAGCTCTTCTGCACTAGATTTGTTAGATCTGTACATTCCTACTTGTCTAAGTCTGAAAAAACTAGCTTCGCTCTCTATTCTATCTCTTCTAAGCTTTCTTATAGCAGCTTTACTCATTTTTTCAACCTTGAAAATGTTTATGACACTGTAATCTTTACCAGCTCCATCTGCTATATCTATCGAAAGTACAAACTTATCATCGGTATCAATATCATAAAAACTAAAGTTAGGGTCCCATTTTAAGCTTTTGTAATCTAAATCAGAATATTCAAAATCCTGTATCTGATCCCATTTATAGTTTCTAACAATCTTCTTCATAGCTCTCAAAGCATCTCCGCCTAAAAGAAGAGTATCTCCTGCTAAGAATTGATTACCATATTCCTGGTTAAAAAGCTCTTCTGAGCCTAAGTTTGCAATTTCTCTGGCTTTCCACTTCTCATCTCTTCCTGGAACTTGCCACCAGTCTACTCTTATAGGAGTGTATTCATTTTTCTTTTCTACCGCACCATTATAGATCTCAAAGAATTTATTTCTTCCGTTAGGAGTGCTAGTAATTATAACTTTTGATATCAGAGAAGCTGCAATAGTAGGATAAACTGAACGATAGAAAGGCTCTATGAAACTGGGTTGAATATGAGCAAACTCATCCATGTAAGCAAGATGGATGGTAAAACCGATAGCTGCTGTTTTAGTAGTAGCCTGCCCCATTACTCTGCAACCGTTATCGAATTTCATAGTCATAACATTATTTGTTACGATTCCAGGTTTTAAGAAAAATGGCAATCCTTTGAATACAGATTTTATCTTATCTAAGATTTCTGCTGCAGTAGCACCTTTGTTTGCTAGAACTATTACATTTTTATCTACATTGAATAATAGATACCATGTAATAAAAATTGCAGAAGTAACAGTTTTTCCTATCTGTCTAGATGCTAAAAAGACATTAAAACGATTATCTTGGAAAGACCTAAGAACATCTTCTTGATAAGGACGAAGAGTAATTTTCTGTATACCGTAATCAGTCATTGCCATACAGTAATTATTAGCAAAATACACTACATCTGCTGCACATCTAGCAATTTCTTGTAATTCAAATTCAGAGTACTCGTAAACAATATCGGCTGCTTTCCAACTAGGATCACCTTCATGGAAAGGAGTTCCTCCCATTGGAGCATCTCCAGTTTCTTCTATTATTCTAATACATTCAGAAACTCTTTCTGAATTCCATACCCTGTTATGAGAATTATTCGTCTTTGTTTGTGAGGTCTTCGAAAGGGTCATCTAATTTCTTATTTTTAGCTTCATCCATGTAACCTTGAACTAATGACATTAATCCTTTTGTTCCTCTGAATTTAGTGGAATGCTCATCTGGGACATCTGTGCTTTCAGGAAGAATGTCTTGTGTTTTGTCTATAACATTTTTCCAATCGAAAGTTAAGTTCTTGTAATTACTTTCCATAGTAACCATGAAAGCTGCTAAATGTTTAACTATTTCCATTTTTGATTTTTGAAGAGACGCTAAAACTTCAAAGTGTCTAGCCTGAGGACTTCCGCTGTCAATCTCTTCAAGAAGTTTTTTGATAGCATGCTCTGCAGTTCTCATTTGAAATAACAAATTGGAAACAGTCAATTTATCAACTTCCATTTTTTGATAAACATAATCTTGTTCTTTTACAAATTCTGCTGGTAAATACATAAGAATGACAGATTCTACTATATCAGTAGCTTTCCTGTCAGTTTCAGTTTTAACCTCATCATAATTTAAAGGAGCGATAGATTTTAATTTTGGTAGAACATCTTCACCAGCTACAGCTTGAATACCTTCATTATTAACACCTAATAAGATGTCTTCAAGATCTTTAGCTTGTTTTTTTAGGTTCTCCATTTCTTTCTTATTCATAACCTGTGGTTTTTTCTATGATTTAGCTATTTTGTCTCTATCACATGACACAACGCTTAATCAAGCATTATTTTTCTATATATCAAAATTATAGTCCGTATTTCTTTCCAGTTATGATTCCTCTTTTTTCAATGAGAAATTCTTCTATAGTTAACTTAGAATTAAGCCATTTATGAATTAGATCTAAATTTTGATCCGGGTCTGATAACCACTCTTTTTCAGTAGCATTTTCTATCCACTCAGTAGTTATAAAATAAGCTTTAGCTATGGGAGCCCCTAAAATAGTCTTCACATTTGGACAATGTTGAGCAAAAAATATACTTTCTCCTTCTATTTTTGAAGGTGCACCTTCAAATGATTCTAATAAATTATTATTTCCACAATTAAAAACTTTAGTAACTATCTCAGGTGATCCTATAAGATTTTTAATGCCTAGATTTTGTACATGATATTCTCTAACTTCTTTTGGTCCTCCTTCTAAAGTTTGAATATTAGGGCAATCTTTGAGCCTAAATTCTTCTGAAGATTCTGGACAACCTTTAAGTGTTCCAAGATTTTGACATCTTTCGATAGTAAAATTTGAACGATGATCGGCAAATTTCACAGGAAGAGAAAATGTTTGTGAATTTTTAATAGTCACATCTCCTCTAACTTCTATTAGAGTATCTCTATTACTATCCACAGCTTTCCATCGATCTCCTAGCCATATATTACACCATATAGTTTGTTTTCTATTAAGATCAGATGTGGCTTTTTCAAAGAGCCAGTTTTTATAGTTCTTTATCATATTGATACGTAAGCTTGTATTTCTTTTTCTCCTGATCTATAAAGAACACCTGTCCTATTATATCCGTCTATCACTTCACCTTTGTATACTACTATAGGATTTTGCAATTCTTCCCAAGACGGCTCATAATCTGAATCTTCGTATCTATCTTCTCCACTCATTACATATTCTTTCAAAGATTCATCTTGAGCAAGAAGATCGTCAATTTTTAAAGTTTTTAATTCAAATTTAGCGTTAGCGTTCTTTATAACATCCATATAATAATCAGGAATATCTGTTTCCGGTGTATCAGAAATTTCTGTCATATAATCGCAAATCTCTTTAGCTGTATAGATCTGCTCATTTAAAAATTGTTCAAAAGTTTTCATATTATCTGGTGTATCCAATATACGGCATTTTAGATGGTGGCAATGCATTGTCTATGATTAATGCTATATGTGCATCTTTCACGATATTCTGATTTAAGATGATAGTCTGTTTATCAGTTTCAGCTACTCTGTTGAATAGCCTAATATTCGTCAAATCCATAGAAGATGGGCGAAGATAATAATCTATTCCTGAACTACGATCTTCTTTGTTTATAGAAACTGTCTTATTTAAAACTAAAACAAGATCTGTTGTAGCTGGTAAATTAGTGACAGAATCCCATTGGATTTTCCAAATATTTAGAGTAAGTTGTTTAAAAATGTTACTGAAATTGACAAAAATAGCATACCATTTATTCTTTGCTAGAGAAGGTATTGAGTTAGGTAAACTGAAATAAAACTCATCTGAATTCGACAGTACTTTAAAATGTCGTTGGCCATATAATTCTATTTTAATACCTTTATTGTTATCCAATGAGTCTAAGAATACACGTGGTGCACTCTTTTGAATTTGTAAATCAACATAATTTTGCCAAGAGCTAAAACTAAATTGAACAAAATCTAAGACATATTGAGGAATCTCTACAGTAACTATTTGCGAAGAAAGTACTCTTGTAACAGTTCCAAATAACATAAATTCTGAACTAGAAGATCTAGTTATTTCTATATTATCTCTTACAAATAACAAAGCTTTTCTAGATAACTGCACTTGAATTTCTCTAGAATGAACGTCAAAGGTAAAAGAGTCTATACTGTTTTTAGGAAAAACACTTTCTTTTATTCTAAACCATGCAGAAAATGCTCGATCTTCAGTTGATGGGAAATTTGAAGAGGCTTTATATGCTACAATTTTCTCAGTATAATAATTAGCATCGACTACATCGCATGAAACTAAAGGAGAATCAACAGACCCAGTATACTCATTTTCATATAAAGAAAATATAGAACCTAATGTGAATATTTGCGAATAACTAAAATTGCTTTCAGCTTGAGAGCTTCCTGGAGAAAACTTGAAGATACTATATCCTTTTGAATCTTTTCCAAGAAATTTAAACTTCTTGATAGAGAAATAAAATTGAGGATCTGGCTGAGAAGATGAAGGATCTAACCTAGCAAAATAAGTTTTATCTTTGACCAAGTCTGTAGAAATTTTCACTTTTATTTCTGACGAATCTAAAAGAGATGCCATATTATAATTAAATTCGGAAATAACAGTGTGGTAATTTAAAACTTTCTCTTCTTTAACTTCTTGATTACTTGATAAGTAAGATCTTACAGGATCTTCTTTAGTAGTAGCTACTTCAAACTGCTGAGGATTAGTAACTTTAATCTCTTCAGCTTTTTGTTCTTCTCCGAAAAGTTTACCTGCACTAACAGTAAAGCTTTCTAAAGTTTCTAAAGTTTCTGAGTTTTCAACATTAGTTTTTGGTAACCATTTGATTAGTGTCACTTTAAAATAAAGCGGCTCATTCATAAAGTCTCTAAACATGTAAGCGCTAGAAACTTCATACACCCTATTTGTTCTAGGAAAGTAGATCACGTCTCTTTTCTGAGGTCCAGTTCCGTCACCAAAAATTTTCTGGAAATAATCTTTATCTACTTGAACTTCAAATGGCATTTCAAAGTCTACACCAAACGGTCCCATGCTTAATTTATTATCGGGGAACGCATTATCTGGAACTACTATTTTGACACATTGCCCTTCATCATGTTCAAAAAGAGAATGTTCCATTAAGAAAACATCTTTACTTCTTCCGTAAGGTAGAGCTCTGTAATAAATAGTATCATGCCCAAACATGCTATTTACCATCAAATTTAGATCCTTATAGAGACGAATAGCTCTATTCATCTTATAAGGTTCCCATAAGAAATTAGATTTATAAGTTACAGGGAATGCGTATACTTTATCTTGATTTTCTATTCTAGGAGTTACGTAACCAGCATAAGGATCAGAGTATTTCTGCGTATATACAGGAGCTACTTTTTGAAATGTCACTGGTCCTCCACTCAGAAGTATGTATCTAAATTGGAACCATACTGCATCATGAGAACCTACAGCTAAAAGATTATCTTCTGTAATCTCTTGGAATTCTGAAAAAGTTGTACTATCTATAGAATACCTAAATTCTTTTTTCAAGATAGTACCATTTCCGGTATCCTGAAAACACTCTTCTATTCCTGTAATTTTTTCTACATTACAGTACGCATCTTTATTGGCTAGAACTACGTATTCTCCTGCCGTGTATAAAGTGTAAGTAGAAATACTGCTCATCTGTTTTTTTCTTTATCTATATATCAGATGGCCTCACATTTAAATGTAATATCTTTAAATATTAAATTTGTATAAAATCAAATAATTATGAACTATAAAGACTATGCAAAACTTGAAAAAGAACTTCAAAATTCATTAAGAGAATCTATCAAAGCTCACGATGAACATAAAGCGAAATTGGATATGATACGAGAAATTATCGAATTAGATAAAAAAATTAATCAACTATCATTTAATCTGACGCATTTTTATACACTTGAAAAATATATTAATGCAATCAGTTATCATCTATTTTTTAATAAATCTGAAAAAAAATATATGAAAATTTTTGATGTAAGACCGATGCAATTGTATTCTGCTATAAGTGGAATTAAATTAACAATGGAAGCACGAAATACATTATTGCCTAATGGAAGTTTACTAGAGTTTTTTCGACAAAACCCTAGTGAAGAATTAGTAAAAAGTCAATTAAAATGGG